ACCTTGGAAACATATGGCCCTGTACCTGAGTATCCTCGTGTACAGAGGCGATATGTCGAGCTCATCCAAGCTAAAACAGCTAAAGAGAAAACTCAAAAGAAGGTGTTTGTCAAACAGCCAATGTCTTATGAAGCTGGTCTAGCTCAGGAGCTCAACCTTAACCGGTTGCTGGATAGCTCAAGCGTAGTGGAAGTAAGTGTGTCGTTGAAAGACTTACTGCATAAGCTACAAGATCCTGTTTCTATCAAGCGGAATCATGATGGGGTGTTGAATGCTAGTGTTAATAACTACGCCGCTAAGAGCGCATGGAGGCTGACAGACAGACCTAGTAGTTGGCCTGTGCTGTCGATAGACCTACCAGCTGTGCCGATTAGATATCTGCATGCGTCACGTAGCCAAGCATCTCTACAGTTTTTGCACGTACTAATGTCGAGTGGTGCCGAGGATGTGAAGATGTATGTGAACAATCACAATAAAGAAGTCATACCTTTAGAAGGTTTATCGATGGCCGGTGATTGGTTGGTGGCTAATACGACGAATGGGTTTTGTTGGTACAGCGCTCTTTATACCATACTTGTTTTACGAGGATTTGCTAAACCTATATCAGGACATTGGTTTTATGATCTTCCTTATGCGTTATTGGCTGAGTCCTATAGTTTTATGGAGCTATGCAAGCATCTAAATATACCCGTTTTTAATAAAATAGATGGAACTTATAATGGGTTAGATTGCAACGGCAGTGCTATAGTTTTGGAGCGGAATCATTGTTACGTGCTAATAGCTTGGAAGAAAATTGGTAATTTTAAGTTGATGAACGAGAGTGATGTGGAATCACTAGGTGCTATGCCTGTGTATGATTACCAAATTAGGATACCTGATTGGGCTGTAGCAGTGCGTGAAGCTAAGCTGAAGAAAAGCAAGGTGAAGAAACTTCAAGCAGTGAAGAACGTTTATGAACAGAAACGCACTGATTTACAACAGTCTATCACTGTAGAAAAAAGCATGGTTCAAGCATCAGCCACAAGTAGTCACAATCAGGTTGTTAGGGACGTGTTATTAAGTGATATAGTTAATAGCAGTTATACAGATTTAAAGAGTTTTGTTAAACGAGCTATATCTACACCTCGTAAAGATGGGTGTTTTTGTAATAAGAATCTGCACAAAGATTGGGGTAGGAGATTAAACTTCAGGGGTCTCGATCTTGATTACTCGAGGAAGTTATGTCTTGTTTGGCACGAAGAAGTCAAAGAATCACCAGCCTGTGAAGTCTGTTATAAGAGGTTTTATTCTAGATTTTGGAAGAAGACAGATCCTGGATTTGAGGCAAAGAAAATCAGTATACTTGTATACAAGAATTACAAAGGTATAGGTGGATTCGATAGCTACAGGCAGATAGACCAGGAGATCAGACTTCATAAAGAACGTGTGAAGGATAAGGTCGACTTTTACAACAATTGGCATATTACTGAATTTGGGGTAGAGCAAGTGCCTGTGAAGGGTTACATACCCGACACGAAGATGCACTATTTAGATGAACTTGGACCTCATAAGACTATGAGCATGACTGAGACAATGATGGATGTATTTAAGAGACAGCATTCAGCTCACCCTATCCATAGGTATGCTGCAGACTACTTACAATCTAATATAATGTGGCGATCTATCTGTACAAAACGAGGTTGTGTAACCATTATAGACGTAGGAGCTAAGTATATGAGACAAATTGGGTTGATTGCTAAGATGGCTAAAATACTTAAACTAAAGATTAAGTATGTTCCTATAAGAGCTGAGTTAAACAACTATGATGTAATTTATAACTGTCTGCATGAAAATGAATATACTAGATGGATCGACAAAGACGGTTGGGTAACCCCCATGAATGTTGTCAAGCAAGCCTTGTCAGCTGACATCTCATTAGCGGATTTTGGCAAGAAGATCGGGGTAACAGGAGTTAGCTTATATTGGTGTTTTGACGTTATATATTACACACCGTATTTGTTACAAGACCGTAGTGCTGAAGTTTGGGGAACTCACAACGAGTATAAACTGAACTATGGTGAGGTGACTATGGCTGGAGATGAAGGGCTTATTAAAGTTTTAGATAAAACAACCTTGGAAATATGCGTCAAAGGTAATGGTTATAGTTATAAGCACCCAAGTTATGTCTGGCGTGATATAGATAGTATATGTGTACAACATGCGAACTTAACTAAATATGAAGCAGTTGTCAGTTGGTTTAAACCTGTGGGAGTTATGGTGGATTTTAGGCAAGCTACACTTTACGTCATGCCAATTCAGTTGAATCAAGTAGTGCTTGACAAAGTTAATGATATAAAAAGAAGATTAAAGAAACCTGAGTCTCACCATTTATCAGCTGCACTACCATATGGCAATGAGTATATTGATAACCCGGATTTGCAATTGGCTATAGCAGAGAATCCCGTATGTATGGCTGCCACAAAAGTATTAGATAGGTTTGTGAATTATAAACAGGGTCGTGGACCAGCATATATAGGAGGGGTGGACAGTAGTGTCAGAAGCTGGGTGTTGTGCCTTTCATTGCTGTTGTTATTTGGTACTGGGTTCAAGTGGATTATTGCTTTAAACGTGTATTTGTGTTTAGTGGAGCTATTTAAAGTATATGTACCGCCTTTATATTGGCCACACTTGATAATAAAGGCTTTGATGAATAGAGCCGGGAGGGTCTTAAAGTTGGATGGTGTTTATCCTATAAACGGACTTTTAGCGGCCTATCTGTGGGTTTGTAGTGTGCTACAAGTATGGTGCTTTGGAATAGGATTATTTATTTACATGATAGCACCTAAATGTGTCAGGAGGGGTCTCGTAACTTCACTAGGGTTATATATATATATAAAAGTGTTGGTTATGATTGCTCCGAGTTTAATAACGATACTATTCGAGATACACAAGTACAATCACGGAAACAACTATGTTGGTGGCGATAGCAGTGTTAATTTTACACCAGTAACCACAACGTATAGCAATAGAGGTTGGTTTCAAGAGTTAAGAAGGTGTATTAAGCGGTCGATTAGTTATGTGGGCTTTACCAAAGTGTTACGATCTATTCAGTGGAATAAGATCAGTAAGTGTACTGATCTCTTTACTCGAGTTAGGGATATTGTGAATAGGTACTGGGTGAGCAAAGAAGATGAATTCAAAATACGCGACTTCAAAGATGAGCCTGAATTGAAATTGTACAGGGAGGGCGGCTCTATCTATGTTGGAGGAGCTTTTAAATTGATTTTTGACAAGACTAAGCTATTAAAGAACTATAGTAGAGCATTATTGTGGGTCAAAGATAAAGCGGGACGTCGGAATCAAGAAGTAATCGAGGCGCATTCAACTGAGGAGGTAGATTTAGTGTTAGACGATGACAAATGTGTACTTACGGGACCGGAAATTTGTTCCATGTCAGGACGCCAATTGCATAGAATTGAGTGGTGTCACAAACATGTAAACAATGCTTTAGCTGCGTTATTTAACAGACATGTAGGAACACAATTGAAACCGGACGACTTTTGGGTCGATAACCTCAAATCTTGGTGGAATGGCCATATGGATAAGCACTTGAAGACGCTAAAAGGAAAGAAATATGAGTTGGATGAATGGATTCATGAACATTCTTTTTGGAAGGTTGGCAAACGTAATAGATATTACAAGGCGATATCGGAGATGTTAAACAACGTTAATTGGAAGCCGGCTAGAATACCTACTTTCAAAGCCATGGTTAAGAGTGGAGAGGATAATTATACTTTCAATGAAGAAAAGAAGACTGATAGTCTACCTAGACTTATCTGGGATTGTCCAGCTGAGTTGTTCGGGTTGACTTTTATACAAAAGTACGTTATTAAGCTGGCTAAAGATAGTTTTAGATGGTTTTGCCATGGGAAGAATGCACGAGATTATGAACAGGATTTTTATCATTTCTTTAAAACTAAAAGTGTCCATGATTATGTCCGTGTTGCAGTCGATGGTTCGCGACATGATTCGCATCAAGACGCTAGTTTAATTCAAGCGATCGATCACTCCTTCTGGAGCCGTATTTGGGAACCATTGATGGATATGTTGCAAATACCGGCGCACGCAGCTCGGGGTTGGAAACAACAATTATATCAGTTGAAAGCTAAAATTAAATTATATACCAACGATAGAAATGAGAATAAGACAGAAGTCTTAGAAGCCATGATTAAAGGGACTACTTTTAGTGGCCATCCGACACTGACTACGCTAGGAAACACATTACGTGTTGGTTCATACATTAATTACATATGTGATAAGGCAGGTATAAGAGATGAGGATCT